CGATAATGATTTGCACCTGCACTAGCAGTTGGATATTCTTTGATAATTAATGTTCCTGTAGTTTTAGATTGTAATTGTGTAATCTTATCGCTGAATAATTTTTTATTCAACATGTGTAAATCTTCCATAGAAATATTGAGTAAGTTTGCGTCTATTCTTTCAGCAATTCTTTCTTCAGCCATTTCCATGGTGATATACAAAACATTTTTATTTTGTGCCAATGCACTTGCGGCTTGATGACACATGAATAAAGTTTTACCAACACCAGTGCCTGCCAATGCAACATTGAGAGTTTTAGTTGGTAAACCACCTTTTGTAACTTTGTTGAAAAAGTCTAAATCAAAAGGTATTCTTGTTTCTCGTTTATGGTAATAATCAAATCGTTTCTCTATATCTAGTAAGTAATCATGGCCAACAGCATTATCAAAACTAACAGATAAAGCATCACGGAGTATTTCTGGTATAGCTTCTGGAGTATGTTTTTTATCTTTTCCATCTATAATATGTATGCCTTCCATGACCGCATTATGAACAGCACGGTCTTTACAAAATTTTTCTGTTGTATTGACTAACCAATCTAAATCAACATCTTGTGGATCTAGTGTAGATATTAGTTCAACAATTTTTTTATATTCGTCTTCGTTTAAGTCTTTACGTTTATTTAAATCAATCTGAAGCGTTTCTTTAGTAGGTCGTTTGTTATATTGTGAAACAAACTTTTGTATTTCTGAAAATACTACACGCTCACTACGATCTTGAAAATACTCAGATTTAAGAAAAGGTAAAACCTTTCTTGTATAATCTTCGTTATGTATTAGATTTCGTAGGGCTGTTCTCTCTATCTTTTCCGCTGTCTGCATTATTCTCCTTTTCTACTTCGATTGCTAAAATATCACCTATTACATTTATAAAGTCATCTGAATTTGTATCACATTCACTAGGGTTCTCATGTACATTGTATTCAAATTTAAGTCTTAACTTTTCTTCTTCCTCAATAGGCGAAACTTTTCCATATGTGTATATGACACCTTTATAATTACCTTCTTCTATTTTAAAACCCGTCAAATCACTTGACGGATTTTCTTGGTAACTATATTTCGGTGTTGCCATAACTGTATTCTTTTTTTGCAGCTTCGTCTATTTGTTTTAGTATATCGTCTGTAAAATATTTTTCTGGTTCATTGTATATTGTCTTAGCATATTGTTTTGAACCATCTGGTAATTCTATTCGTGTTGATACTTGTTTAAAAATACCATACTTTGTTGCCAAGTCTAGTAATCCATAATATTTATCTAAACCACTATCATATCGTAATCTAACGTCTACCATCATATTCTCTTTTGATAATCTACTCTTTTGTGTTTTACAATGTATTATATTACCTACAACCTCTGTGCCTTCTTTATCTTTTTTCTTTGATAGATAAATGATTGTTGAAGCAGCATATTTCAAACCAGAACCACCACCCATTTCTTTTGTAGGCATATATGCACCCACAACATCATAAGTGTGATTAGTTATAACCATAGGAACTTTTGCACGACCTAGTTTTAAAGTCAACACTCTAAATGCAGCTTTCAATACTTGTGCTCTAGTCATATCTCTAGTCTCTTTACCATCTGCTGTATCTTCTACTTCTTTTGTAGTTGATAACATACCAAGACTATCTAATACCATAAGTATAGGTTTTCTGTCTGCCTCATTCTGTTCAATGTATTTGTCTAATACTGTTAATGATTGTGTTCTAAACTCTTGTACAGTTGTTACAGGCATGATAATCATTCTTTCACTATCAATACCTCTATCTTCAATTAATTGTTTTGTTAATGCACTTTCACTTTCAAAATATATAACACCTGCTTCTGGATTACTATCTAGAAAATGTTTGACCATACCTAATACAAAAAAAGTTTTACCTGTTGCACTTTCACCAGCCAACGCTGTAATTTTATTAGATGGTATGCCGCCATGAATACTGCCTGACAACAAGGCATTAAAGTGATAAGAACCTGTATCAATAAATGTATCTACATCACCTGCTTCAACACCTTCACTCACAAGTGAGGCATATTCATTTCCTGTTTCTTTAATTATCTGTTTTAGAAAGTCCGGCATTATCATTCTCCTTATTTTGTTTTTGTATCATAAATTGTAATTTTTCATATATCTTGCCAACAGTAGAGCATTCTTCACCACGAATAGCACCTCGTTGTAAAGACGCTTGTATAACTTTAATCATTGTGCTATAATCTGTTACTGTTATATTTTGTTCATCTAGTTTTTTCATTAATTGTTCCATATTATATCAGGTCTCCTATAGTTTGTCAAGGACTTTCTCATATATAGAATCCGCAATAGATTTCATCATCAGCGGTGGTACCATTCTACCTATTCGCTCTGCCCTTTGATTCCATTTACCAGTTAACTTAAAATCATCTGGTAATGACATTACTCTTTTCAATTCACCCAAAGTAAGTTTTCGTGGTTCATTCCAATGAAATGCACCAGCATTAGTTTGCCCATTACCCATTGCTGTTAACGTAGGTGCAGGTGCGTGTTGTGATACTCGTTTTAAATTAAAATGATGACCCTTTGGGTGATAGTCACCACCAGTTAAAACTTTGTCTGGATCTTTAGGCATTTTACTACCTGTGTCTTTCCAGTATGCAGTATTCACAAATTTTTCTGTAAGTTCTTTTACTTCTTCAGGATCATATTCTAATCCTTGTAATGCTTCTTTCAGAGGTATAATCTTATCACTTGGTTCTGGAAATACATTTTGTATTGTCATAAAATTTAAACCAACTTTTTCTGTAATATCATTTCTTATACCAATAAAGATAACTCTGGTTCTAGTTTGAGATACGCCATAATTTTTACTGTTCATTACTTGTGAACAAACATCATAACCTATCTTTTCAAACTCATTTAATATTTTATTATAATATTCTTTTGCTTCACCAATTGTTAAACCAGCAACATTTTCTGCAACAATAACTTTTGGTTTGATATCATTTGCCACTCGTAGAAACTCAAAGAATAAGTCTTCAATATTTTCTACCATCATACCATCAGAATATGATTTAGTTTTACCCCAACCGTCAGAATGTTTACCACCTGAAGAATGAGATAGTTTACCTGCCACACTAAATGCACTACATGGTGGTGAACCATCTAATATATCTATATCAGTTGTGCCAGCAATATCTGTAAAATCTTTACCAGATAATTTTTTTATATCACCTGGTAGTATTGGTGTGTCTGGATAATTTTCTCTATATGTATTTTGTGCTTCTTCGACAAACTCATTAATACAAAGTATCTTACCACCGGCAAGTCTATAACCAGTAGATGAACCACCGCCACCAGCAAATGTAGATATAACATTAAATCTTTCTCGTTTACTGGATTCTATAACGTCTTTTAAATTATATATCATGCAAAAAAGTCCTCAATTGTTGCACTATCAGAAGCATCTATTTTCCAATTGATAGCGTCAAGTATAAATCGTAAAGGTTCCATAAATGATTTAGTAAATTGTTGTTCATAATCTATGAGACCGTGCATTTCAAATTCTTTAGGTAATTTTGCCATAAAAGTAATGACATTAGCATTCCACATATTTTTTCGTAAATGCACAAACTTACCTTTATCACCTTCATAGAATTGTTGAAACTTATGTGAAACTTTTTTTGTTTTAAGTAAATGATTATATAACAATGCACCTTTCACATGCATTGGTGTACCTTTCTTGTAGATAGATGTGGTATCACCATATTTGTTTACACCATTTACACTACGAGGAAAGGCAATATCTTCTGGTGGTAATAATTCAAAGTCTCTACGAAAGTTTACAATAAACTCTTTCATTTCTTTTTGATCACCACCCATAATAACTTTAAATGCTTCTTTAAGTTTATCTCTACATGGTAATGGCGTTGATGTTTTTACAGCCTCAATACCCATAATTTTTAATTTAGGTTCTGGATATTGTACACCTTCTGAATTATGTACATTTAAAATATATCTTTTCTTTGCCGTCCATATACCTTTATCAGCAATTGCCTCTCGTTTCATAACCATTTTGTTTTCATATACATTCATGTAACTACCTAGTTCGTCATAACACTTTGTAATATATGGTTCTAATCTTTCACTACAAAATTTATCTAATGCTTTTACAATTTTATTTTTATCAGTTGCACCAGTCATTTTTACAAGAGGTG